GAGATTTTAATGTCTGGTTATCCATTTTTTCATCCTTTTAGGGGATGAACGGATAAAAATTACGCTTTTAAGGTATGGTTTTATACCCTAATAAGCTGCCGGAAAGTGAACGGGTATGCTCCGGAATATGTACTCAACATCAAAAAATGAAGGGTGTGAGACACTCTATGAGGACCAAGAATATGAAGATTACAGAAATGACATGGAGGACAGGGTGTCTGTTCTTGAAGGTACTCTTTGTCGTATCTTAGATTTACTGGAGGATTGAAGCCATGAAAGCAATATCCATCAAACAGCCGTGGGCGAGCCTAATCGCTCACGGTATCAAAGACATCGAGAATAGAACGTGGAGGTGTCCTCAGAAGTACATCGGACAAAGGGTACTGATACATGTTTCAAAAACTACAGATGAGAACGGGTGGGAAGCATTAACGAGAGAACAGCTTTTTAAAGTAATTCCATATGAAAAAAAACTTTTCGGAAATAAAAAAGAGCTTCCACATGGTGATATTATTGGCAGCGTGGTGATAGCTGGCTGCGTACAGAACCATCCGTCTGTCTGGGCTGAGAAAGGTTGCTGGAACTGGGTGCTGAAGGATGCGGTACTGTTTGATAAGCCGATTATGAATGTGAAAGGGAAACTTAGTTTTTGGGAGTATAGTCAGTAGAGGAGATAGTTTCTCCTCCTACTGATTATTTAGAGAGTATACTGATTCCTTATTGCTGTTTGGATAAAAAATCATTTAATTAATTTTGAGTCTACACTGTTGAATTTCATTTATTTTATGATATAATCAAATGCTTTGTCTAAGCATTTATTTATTTTATCTTCTGTTAATGTTTCAGGGCTACCACTATAACCATGTCCTGATTCTATTTTAATTTTATTGAGAATGTGGCTATAAGGAGGAGTTATTGTAATATATGATGTTCCATGGAATGTAAAGATATTATTTGAAGAAATAGACGGATGAATATATAAAAATACATTTATACAGGTTAATAGATCTAATGCTGATAAATTTAAAATATATGTTTTAACCTCTGCATTTGAGAAACCTAATAATTTTAATATGGCAATAGTATAAGTTAAAGGAGATTTTGTATTAAATTCCTTATCGTTTAACTTGTATATATCTTCTTGAATATATAAATCAATTCCGTTTAAGATTGTGTGTACATCTCTTACTGATAATGAATCCAATTTATTATTTAATTGTTTTGAAAGATGTCTGATGGATTCTTTGGAAATACAGCATTTTTTTGATATAACTTTATATAAATATTCACGTGCTATATCATCTATCGAATAAAAAAATGGCAGATGAGATGTAAATTTATTTATATATCCTTGGTAGTTAGCATCTTTTCCGTAGAAGTGGTGAAAAATGTTTTCGGTCGTATTGTAGTCAAAAACTGTAATGATATTGTCAAACCCGAATTTATTCGGTAATAATTCTGAATATGTGGTATCTTCTTCTTTTTGAGTGTTACTATTTTGATATTGGTATACTCTGTCGATATGAGCAGAAAAAATATTCAAAATTCTAAAAAGGTGACCAGGATCCATGCGGTCCAAATCTTCGATGATTAAAATAACTTTTTTGTTGTTAGTTTTACAGAACCATTGAATGTTGTCAATTATAATTTGAGTAATTAAATCAATCTCATAAGGACTTCCTATTCTATTTGAAAATGATTTTAAAAAGCTTTCTATAATTTTATTCTCATCTTGGCTTTGAATAGCATCTTTATATTCTTTATATTTTTTAGCCATCTTTTTTGACCAATTTAAAGCATGGTACCCAGCTAAGAAAAGAGATGCTGTTTGTTCTGGAACTCCTAGACTTGGTAGTATTTTTAATATGTTTCCCAAAAATGAGTCAGAACTTTGCATAATAAAGAATTGGAATATTAGTGAATCGGGAATTTCATAAGATGGTTCTATCATTTTCTTTGAAATCATCTGTATAAGAATATCCCTTTTAATATACTCAAAAACCTATTTATTATCAGATATTTGATAGTTTACTGGATATATGGTAATAAATTCATATTCTTTGCTAAATTTATTTTTGAACTCATTTAAAAAGTATGTTTTCCCGTCTCCAAATTTGGCAGAAAAAATAGTGCGTTCGTTAATGTCAAGATGCTTTTTGAAAGCTGTAAGTTCGTTTTCTATTGGTATAAGTTCGTTTTCTATTGGTATAAGTTCCATGATTTTAATATAATTTTTTTCAAAGTTAAATGAAAAGAACGAAATATACTAGTAGATGTATTGACTTTGAACTTGATTGTTGATAACTTACTGACAAATCGTGTCAGTGCTTTGTGAATACCCGGTAACTGCTTTGTGGCGGTTATCGGGTATCATATTTTCAACCAATTAAGAACCAATTATTATGAACTTAAACAAATTGAGAGATAAGGCCTACCAGTGTGCGATAGCTCACGGATGGCATGAAGAGAATCTGAGTGACGAACATTTCCTCTGCCTGGTCATATCCGAACTTATGGAAGCGGTGGAAGCTGATCGGAAAGGAAATCATGCGGACACTGATGCATTCAACAAATACTATAACTGTGTTAACTTTAAAGAAAACTTCGAGCGACAAATCAAAGGAACTGTAGAAGAAGAACTTGCTGATGCATGCATTCGTCTGTTAGATTTGGCCGGACTAAGAAGTGTGGATCTGGGAGAGGTTGATCTTGATGAATTAAAATGTTCCGAAGGATTCTTTAATTGGAGCTTCACTGAAGCTATTTTCTCGTTGGTGTGTAACATAACAGATACAGATTACATTGAAACCCATTCATTCGACAGTTTTCTTCGAGTGGATTTGGTTGAAATTCTAGTTTTCTGTGTACAAAAAGAGATCGACATCTTCTGGTACATCGAGCAGAAGATGAAATACAATGAACTTCGTCCGTACAAGCACGGAGATAAAAACTACTGAACTGACCATGAAACACATTTTCTACGCCTTAATCATTTTGCAAGCCCTGTATGAGCTTGCAAAACTGTTTAGATGTAAATACCTGTATCAGCATGTAAAAGTCTTTCAGAAGCTGGATAAGACATCAAAAAAATGGTATCTGATGGCGCATCCGTGGCTTCATATTGCATTGTTCATGGATACCATCGGACTTTTATTGCTGGGGATAGGATTGTTTTCAAGTCAGTGGATGTGTTTCCTTATTGTCTTGGCCATGAGTTTCAGCCAGATCCAAAAGCTAGGAGCATGGGCGATATTTCTGGATAGTCTGGTTACGATCATCATCTACACTTTCGCCATCCTGAACGCATATCACTTGATATAACAAAAAAGGGAGCCAGCCCACACGATTAGAAGCCAACTCCCACACACGATTATGATGCAAATATAAGAATTTCTAACTAAAACTTTCCTACTATGACAAAAGAATTTTCATCAATCGTGGAGTTGAAATCAATACGTGAACAGAAATCAAGATTATCAGAACGTGAACAGGAGTTAGCATCGCCTATTTTGACCGATTTGTCACTTATTCCGGAGATTTATGGCTGGTTCAAGGAATTGCTGGCCGGGATGGACTGCCCGCCCAATCCGGAGAGCGTCACCCAGCGGAAGAAGTTTCTTTTTATTGTTCTGTTCCTGTTTGCTCCAAGTGTGTTGGCTGGTGGACGCTTGCCAAATGGAATCAGGGCTGAGATTGCCGGTGTATTTCCGGATGTCTCTCCGTGTGTAATTTCAAACAATATCACTGATGTTTCCTTTATCTACCAGCAGTATAAGGATTTTCGGCAGGATATAGAGTATCTTTACAACCAAATTATAGAAAGGTTGAAAGTCAAAGGACTGATCAAGTAAAAAGCCGGAGCGTTATGCTTCCGGCTTTTGTTTTTATTCCGCTTTCTCTATTTTAATTTTCTTTCCACAATGGGGGCAAACAATATATCCGGCTCCAGTAAATTCTGTTTCTCCAATCAGTTCCGATATGGTCACGTTCAAAACGTCAGCCATCTTCATTAGTGTGTCAAGTGACGGGAATGATTTACCGGTTACAATGTTGCTGACAGCTACCTTTGAGATGCCGACCTTCTCAGCAAGCAAAGCAGATGTTACGTTTCTTGCTGACATGATTTCTTTCAGTTGTAAGTTCATAAAGTTCTCTTTAATGTGATTGCTTTGCGAATATATGTAAACTTTATCAATAAAAGTCTATTTGATAAAGTTTGATTTATTAAATGATGTTAATAGATAAATAAAACTTTATCAAAAGTGTTGTAGGTAATAAAGTTTGCTTTAACTTTGCATCATCAAACAAGAAGTAATAACAATTTAAATACATACAATTATGAAGACAACAGAAAAAAGAAACTGGTTTGTATACGTCGAAGAAATCATTGGCACGAAAAGAACATTGATAGCATCTGGATTGACACAATTAGAAGCGCAAGAACTGCATGAAGAATACAGCAGAAATTGTGAAAGAAATAGCCCTAACGAATATGCAAGTTACGATTATACAGGATCTGATGCAGGTTCATTCATAGCAAAAAAGTTAGGTATAATTTAAGATTTTTGAGCAGGGCGAAAGCCCTGCAATTACACACGATTATTAATTTTCAATACGCACGATTATGAAGACATTGAACGAAGAAATCCAAGACATTAAGAACATGAAAAGTTCTAAGGCTGCAAAGAAAGAGGCTTTTATTAAGTTAGGGTTGAGAAAGTACGAAATTGAACTTCTGCTTTCAGAACTGCCTAAACCAGTCAGAGAGGTTCATAAGTTTACCTTTGGCGTAGAGATTGAATGCCTGGTAGCTGCAAGCCTTATGAGAGAAAGTGCAACAAGAAACGAAATACCTTTTCAGTATGAGGGTTATAATCACGTTGACAACAACCACTACTACAAGTTTGTATCTGATTCTTCTATCAGAGGTGAGAACCCTATCGAATGTGTATCGCCAGTTCTTACTGGTAAAGAGGGTATGAAAAGCCTAGAAACATGCTGTAAGGCGTTGAATGAGGCAAACGCACAAGTAAATATATCTACAGGCTTGCATGTTCATATCGGGGCTGCAACTCTGTCAGGTGAAGCCTATGTGAATGTGTTCAAGAACTATCAGAAGCTAGAGAGGGTGATTGATACTTTCATGGCACGTTCAAGACGTGCGAACAACAGCCAGTGGTGCAGGACACTTCAAGGTATAAGCTTTGAATGTTGCAGAACGAGATATGACGTTCTAAATGCAATGAGAGACAACAGATACTTTAAGGTTAACGCTTGTTCATATTCACGTCACAAGACTATAGAATTCAGACAGCATCAGGGTTCTACTGACTTCGAGAAAATCTCTAACTGGGTCAACTTCTGTGCCAAACTGGTAGCTTGGTCTAAAAAGAACGTGCTGAGTTCAGAGATTAATTCAATTGACGAGATACCTTTCTTGACAAAGAAAGAAAAGTCGTTCTTCAAATCACGTGCTGAGGTTCTTGCATGAGCCTCGCACATCTAAAATATAATTTATAAACTTAAAACTTACGATTATGAAGAAAATTGAAAAGATGTTGGTAAACGCAATACTTGACGCAATAGACAACAGCGAAGGCAAGTTTGTCGTAGACGCTGAAGATGACGTGCTGGTAGAGATTGAAGGCAGTTATGAGCCTTACGGTGCTATGTTTCTGAACAAAAGATGGGTGACGGACAGCGCTAGCGTGAAAATAGAGAGAGTCACGGCTTACGATGGCGACATCGAAATAGAAGCAGACATGGACGTAGAATTAATAGAAGCAGAATTAATAGAAGCAGAAGTAGAAAGAAACCTATAAGCCAAAGAAAATGTGTTGCATTATCTATAAACCAAAGGGTGTTCAGATGCCGACTCTGGACACCTTAAATAAAGTTCAGAAAATCAATCATCATGGGTATGGCTTTGTTTCTTCAAAGCATAGATACAAAACAATGGACTATCAGAAGTTTTTGGCCCATCTTTCTAAGGTTGGGACCGATGAAGAATGTATCATTCACATGAGGTGGGCAACGCATGGTTCTAAATGCAGAAAGAACTGTCACCCGTTTGCTGAGAATGGTGTTTATTTCGCCCACAACGGCGTTTTGCCTATCAAGTCGGTAAATGATATGACTGATAGTGAAATCTTCTTCAGAAGCCAAGTATACCCCCTTATTGACCGGTATGGATATGAGTCAGAAGTAACAGAAAGACTTATTTCTGCCGCTGCCGGCAGTTCAAGGTTTGCAATGATGTACAGAGGCAAAGTAAAGCTATACGGTGATTATACGAAATTAAATGGTGTTTATTATTCTAATTTAAGATGGTTATGAAAAAAGAAAAGTTGACAGTCAAAGCATCTGATGTAAGAAGCATCAAGATGAGCGTGAACCCACCAAAGGTAGTTATGGATGCAGGTTACAGAGTGATTCATGACGGTGAAATAAAATGCTGGGTAGGTATAGGCTGGTTGACCGAAGGCAGAGCGTCAAAGAGTGACTATTATAAGATACCAGAGGTTGTAAACGAATAATTTAAGATAGCTATGAGAAATGTAGATATTGACGTAATGCGAGAGATTTTAGAAGAGTATGGAATTTTAGTGAATGAAGATGTTGCTAAATCCATAACAGAGGATTTTGTATGCCATTTAGAAGTATGTAGAGAAATGGATGTATCACAATTTAGAGGATGTAATACCGAATCTGATACAGAGAAAATCATGCGATTAGAAGCAGAACTGAAGAAGGTTAAAAGAGAGCTTTCAAAGGCATCTACAGAGAATGAAGTCTATAGAGATAATGTTATGAAAAGACATAACGCATCGTCTGTATGGATTGAAGATGGAGTGATAAAATATAGTTATGGGGTATGAACGAGAAAGAAATCCTGCAAGAAATAATCGAGTGGCTGGGTAATGATACCAGCTACTTGTCTACAAGAACAGACTATGCCAGAGGCTATAAAGATGGCATAGAACAGGCAAAAATGATAGTTGAAAGCATCATCAATGAGTACAACCCGGATTTATTAGCAAACAATTAGCATATTGTTTCGTATGTGTTGAATTGTTGTTTAAAATTGTCTTCATAATTAGGTATCTTTGTGATAAAGGTACTATCGCGGAATGGAGCAGTTGGTAGCTTACCACTTTGACTTGGTGGGGGTCACAGGTTCGAGTCCTGTTTCCGCAACAATATTTTTTAATTTGACACGATTATGGAAATACTTACGCTTATCATCAAACAGAAGTTCTTTGACGAAATCTTGTCAGGCAAGAAAACACAAGAATTCAGAGAAATCAGGCCTACAACACAGAAGAAATACTGCCAGCTTGATGCTGACGGATATTGTGTCGAGAAAGACGGTGTTTTACAGCCTAAGCATTACGATGCTATCCGGTTCTTTGTAGGCTACAACAAAGACAGAGCCAGCGCACTGGTAGAAGTCAAGGATGCAAAGATAGAGTTGTTTGAAGATGAAAATCATAATCTGATTGAATACACCTATCAAGGTGAGATATATTTAGCAGCACAGGTCGTTTATGACCTTGGCAGAATTATAGAAAAGCATGTTTAACCCTTTAATTTTTCGTTGAGTCAGAACAAACAGAAGTACATTTTCAACTGGTGGCTACCGTGGTGGCCGTAGAGGTTTGACCACAGAGAATGGTGGTCTCTCTCAGGGTGGCAGATTCATCACCCGAAGACAGCAGTATTATAACGTCCGCACAGGACTTGGAATGAGTGGCGGATAATGACACTGCAAGAAAGGACATACAGCCATATTGACCTCGTCAGACAGAAGACTGACGGGGTTTTGCTGTTCCTGTCCTTGGGTAAGGATTCTTTGGTCTTACTGGACATGATCTACCCAAAGTTTGATAGAGTCGTCTGTGTGTTCATGTACTTTGTCAAAGGTTTAGAGCATATTGAAAGATGGATCGGCTGGGTAAAAGCCAAATATCCGAAGATAGAATTTGTTCAGGTACCCCACTGGAACCTTACCTACATTCTTCGCGGTGGCCTGTATTGTGTGCCAAATCCCAAAGTGAAGTTGCTGAAGTTGGCCGATGTGGTGAAGGCAATGCAGCTCAGATACGGGCTTTACTACACATTCTTGGGAATGAAGAAGGCTGACGGCATGAACCGCCGCCTCATGCTGAAAGGTTACGAAGCAAACGGGTATGAGAACAACGGTATGTGTTATCCTTTGGCTGACTGGACTCAGAAAGACATCCTGTCCTACATGAAGCAGAATAGCCTACCGGAGCCTGTGAGGTATTCACTCAAGGCTAGTTCGGGTGTAGGCTTCAATTTGGATTGTATGCTATGGCTGGAGAAGAACTACCCGCAGGATTTACAGAGAATTTACAAGGTATTCCCGATGGCAGAAAGAATCCTTTGGGAACATAAACAAAAGCAATAGGTATGGAACTAAGCAAATACATAAAGAGTGAATCGGTGGAACTTAATCGTTCCGCCATTCACTTCGCTGATTATAACCCCAGGAAACTGTCTGAGGAATCCCGTAAGACATTGAAGCGAGGTATTAAGAAGTTCGGTCTGGTTGGTGGAATCGTAGTCAACAAGCGAACTGGCCTTACTGTCGTGTCCGGCCATCAGCGTCTAACAGTCATGGATGAGCTGCAGAAATTCCCTGAGAACGATTACAGAATCCGTGTAGATGTCATTGACGTGGACGAAAAGCAGGAAAAGGAATTAAACATCCTGATGAACAATCCAAACGCGCAGGGTGCATGGGACTATGACGCATTGGCGCGGTTAGTTCCAGATATTGATTACCAGGATGCCGGCCTGACAGCTGCCGACCTTAACATGATTGGCTGTGATTTCCTTCTCCAGACAGAGGAAGAAAACTCCATCGCAAATGCTTTGGAAGATATGATGGCACCAGTTACCGACCAGAAAGAAGCCGAGAAAGCCGCCAAGCAGATGGAAAAAGCCGAAAAGGTGGCCCACATGAAGGAAGTCAAGCAGCAGGTAAAGGATGCAGCCCAGAAGCAGGCACAAGATATGGATGCTTACTTAATGCTTTCCTTCGATACGTTCGAGGCGAAGGCGGCCTTCTGTGAAAGGTTCGGTTATGACCCGTATGCCAAATTTGTAAAGGGAGAGGTATTCGATGAGCAGGTAGAAAGGATTGAATAAGAAATTAAAATATAGGAGGAATGCCGAGTTAGAAAGAAAACGTATAGTCAGTTGTATCAACAATCAAGACGTATAATGTATAATGCTGGAAGGCAATACGGACTTGGTACAGATAGGCAAAGAAATATAAGAGATAGAACAAGGTCAATAATGGAAAGGTATGCAGCGAGAATAGATAACTATTTCTCCAAAAGAGGAATTGATGTCTATGGAAACAAGCCCGTGTCTCGCCGTATATACATGGGTAATAATAACGGATGAAACATGGTAGGAGACTTTATCCTTTGGCTAAAGACGTTTTTAAAGCGGAATTTCTTTTGTGTTCATCATTATGTTTGGAGTGGGCCATTAGATTTTAGATACGAAGTTTGCGATAAGTGTGGAAAGTTGAAAAAGAAATAATATGGGAAATAGTGAATCTCAACATAAGAAACATCCAGGAGGAAGAAAGCCAAAATTCGATTATAGGGGTGAGGAATTTCTTTCTCAGGTAGAAACGTATGCCAAAAAGGGATTCACTGACCGGGAAATAGCTTTCGCGCTCGGGCTGAATCCAACCTACTTCTACGAAATGAAGTCAAAATATTCGGAGATAACTGACGTATTAGCGCGCGGGCGTGCGACAATCACCGCCGCTGTACGTGCCAAGTTCCTTGCAATGGCCTTGGGTGGCATCAAGACCAAGAGTACCGTAGTGAGAAAGCTGAAAGATCAGGACGGGAATTTGACCGGTGAAGAAGAACTTCAGGTGAGTGAAAGCGAACTGGCTCCCAACCTTCAGGCGATGTCAGTATGGCTGTATCATCACGATGAAGAGTGGCGGAAGGTTGAGCGGCGGCAGGATGAAGAGAGTGACCTTCATCGTGAGAACGGCATCGACATAGACAAATGGATGGAGGAGAACGAAAGTGAAGATTAAGCCCCAGAAGATATATGCTCCGCTCTATCACAACAAGGACAAGTTCATCATTCTTGTCACCGGAGGTCGTGGTAGCGGAAAGTCGTTCAATGTATCTACGTTCATTGAACGGCTTCTTTTCGAAGTGCGCCATCCGTCACCTGAAAAGAGAATCGTCCATCAGATACTCTATACCCGATACACGATGGTTTCGGCTCATATTTCCGTTATTCCTGAATTCATGGAGAAGGTGGATTTAGACGGGCATTCAAAATATTTCAGAAGCACCAAGACGGACGTGAAGAACCTGCGCAGCGGCGGCTGTGTCATGTTCCGTGGTATCAAAACATCATCAGGCGTGCAGACAGCCAAGCTGAAATCCATTCACGGTATAACAACCTTCGTAGTGGACGAAGCTGAGGAATGGGTATCGGAAAAGGAGTTTGAAACCATCATGCTTTCTATCCGTCAGAAGGGAATCCAGAATCGGATTATCATCGTGATGAACCCGACAGACTCGAACCACTGGGTTTACAAGCGATTTATAGAGAATACTCACAGGCTGGTGGAGATTGACGGAGTGCAGGTACAAGTTTCCACTCATCCGAATGTGCTCCATATTCATACCACCTATTTCGACAATATCGAGAATCTTTCCCCGGAGTTCCTGAATGAAGTCAAGGAAATGAAGGAGAAGAATCCTGAGAAGTATGCACACACCGTCATTGGCCGTTGGGCAGATGTAGCTGAAGGTGCCGTATTCAAGAAATGGGGTATAGTGGATGAGTTCCCCATGTGGTGTAAGAAGGTCGGAATCGGGCTGGATTTTGGTTATACTAATGACCCTACAGCAGCTATCCGATGCGGAATAATAGATAATGCGTTGTATCTGGATGAAGTGGATTATCGTACCGGATTGCTTTCGGGAGATATCATAAAGACTTTGCGACCTTGGAATCTTAGAGTGATTGCCGATAGTGCAGACCCACGACTCATTCAGGAAATCAGTAATGGTGGAATTAAGATTTATCCAGTGGAAAAGGGTAGTGGTTCAGTCAATGCCGGTATAGACAAGATGCAAGGTATGGAAATCTTCATCACCAAGCGTTCTTATAACCTTCAACGGGAGTTCAGAAATTATGTATGGGCAAAGGATAAGGACGGAAACTATATCAACGAGCCGGAAGACCACGATAACCACGGCATTGATGCTGCTCGTTACTATGTGCTGGGAGAACTTCTCGGTAGGATTATGAAACCGAAAGACATATCAGGAGTATTTGGACATTAAAAATTAATATATGAGGACCTTAGAAGAAATTTTAGCTTTGCCGGATGTAGAGAGAAAAATCTATTATCTGAAGAAAGGGCGCAAGACTGAGCTTCCTAATGCTCATGCTCTTTATAACGATTGGAATCCAAACAAACATGAAATTGTGATTGATGAAGAAAAGTATCCGAAAATCAAAATCACTACCCAGCCTGAGAAACGGATTACAGACCCGACAACAGGGAAAGAATATGTGGAACCGGCGGTAAGGAAAGAAGTTGATCCGAATCGTATTGCCCTTCCTATCGAGCAGGACATCGTGAACATTCAGACAGCCTTCACAGTCGGAACCGAACCGGTTCTTGATTGTCAGCCGGACCAGTCAGAAGAAAATCTTCTTTCTACCTTGAAGCAGGTGTTTAAGAAGAACAAGCTGAAATACCAGAATAAGAAAGTCGTCCGGGCATGGCTGGCCGAGCAGGAAGTGGCCGAATACTGGTATGTTGTAAAAGATGATGGTTTTTGGGCAAAACTCAAACGAAAGATTTCAGGAATCTTTGGCAAGTCAAAGCCTGAATACCGTCTGAAGAGTGCTATCTGGTCTCCGTTCCGGGGTGACAAACTTTACCCTTTTTTCAATGATCAGGGTGATTTGGTTGCACTTTCCCGCGAATATAAGAAGAAAGACCTGGACGATATGGAGATAACTTGTTTCATGACCATCACCAAGGATAAGGTTTACCAATGGGAACTGACAGGAAACTGGGCCTATAATGGATCGTTTACGCATGGATTCAAGAAACTCCCTGTTATTTACATGTACCGTCCAGAAGCGTATTGTGAAAAGATCAAGAGCCTCCGCGTAAGGCTGGAGAAACTTCTCTCCAATTATGCGGACTGCATCGACTATCACTTCTTTCCAATCCTCATGCTGTTCGGTGACGTACAAAATTTCTCCGGTGAGTTCAAGAACCGAGTGGTCGAGCTGACCGGCCAGGGAGCCAACGCCCAGTATCTTACCTGGTCTCAGGTGCCTGATACCGTAAAATTCGAGGTGGAAACCCTGCTCAGTCAGATTTACGGGCTGACCAATACTCCGCGTATTTCCTTCGACTCGCTGAAGGGAACCGGCAATGCCGTTTCCGGTGTGAGTTTTGACTATGTGTTTATGTCTACCCACCTGAATGTGGAGAACCTTAACGAAACGGTCGGTGAGTTCATGCAACGACGTGTAAATTTCCTTGTCTCTGCGTTGGGTTCCGTGAATTCCACACTCGAAGTGGCTTCAGAGACCATCGACGTGGATGTGCAGATGCAGCCGTACAAGTTGGAGGACCTCAAAGACAAGATAGACACCGCCATCAAGGCCAAGGACGGAGAAATCTGGTCACAGAAACGAGCCATCACCTTTGTAGGAAACGTTGATGCTGTTATGGACGAGATTGAATCCATCAAGGAAGAGCAGGCAGAGAAGCAGAAGAACGACATTGAGAAACAGAGACAGCTTTCCGCTCTCAAAAGTGCTGGTAGTAAATCTGAAGAATAGAACAATTCAGTCAGAATATTTACGGGGATAATACAAAACAGAATGATATAAATCTAAAATATTGACTATTTAAATAGCGTTATCTTTCGAGGTATCGCTATTTTCTTTATCATAGTAAAAACATGAATACTTCTTTGTAATTATTCGTTATTTTACTATATTTGCATCGTAATTAAGTCTTAAACGCTATGAGCTACAAATCAGTTAAAGACGTTGTAACGCTGCTTACTGAAAATGGCTTTTGGTTCGTGAGGCAGAAAGGCAGTCACATGGTTTACACTGATGGTAGCCATGTAGTGATTGTCCCCGACCACGGCAAGAAAGGCGTTGAGAAAGGCACTTATTACAACATTCTGAGGCAAGCGGGGCTAAAATAGCCCCCGCCTCTTTTGTTTAACAATAAAAAGGAGGTCAGTATGAAAACCGTAGAAGTGATTGTAGAACACGCAGGAAATAATCTTAGTGCCTATATTGAAGGTGCTCCGGTGATAACGGTTGGCAACGACGTGAAGGAAATCGAGAAGAACATGAAGGAAGCTGTTGAACTTTACCTGGAGTCATGCAAGGAAATGAACATCGCTCCAGTGGAAATTTTGCAGGGTGAGTTCACATTGAAATTCAAGATAGATGCTGCTACCTTCATCAACTATTATAGCAGTATCTTTACCAAGGCCGCTCTGAGCCGGATAACCGGAATCAATGAACGCCAGTTATGGCATTATGCGGCTGGAGTACATAAACCACGCAAGCAGCAGTTGGAGAAGATTCAGAAAGGTATTAACGCGCTGACAGAGGAACTGGCAGCTATAAATTTGTTGTGATTATGATAGATGTTAAAGAATTAAGAATAGGTAATTATGTTAAGCCTATAAATGATAATGGCAAAGAGGGTAACATTGGAACTGTATTTGCTATAGGGAATTATCTAGTTAGCGTTAATGGTAATAATAACCAATACGATTATCATCAAATTGAGCCTGTTCAAATAACAGAAGACATATTAAGTAAATGTAAATTTGTGAAACGAGAATGGGATGATACGGTGGTATATTATAATCCACTGATGGAACTCGATGCTTATTTTCGTTTAAATAGAGTTGGTTATGATGTAGAAGTGAAATATTTACATCAGCTTCAAAATCTATTTTTTGATTTGACTGGGAAAGAGTTGGAAGTAAAGTTCTGATTTATTATGGAGGAGATAATAAAAAGGTTTATTGTTTTTTTTGAAAGTGACAGAATTTCAATTTCTCGCAAAATAGCTATCCCTTTATTAGTAGTGTTGACCATTTTATTATTGGATAATGTTTTGGGAACATCATATTATTGGATAAACGAAATGGAAACTGATTATATTGTAAAAGTTGAGGAAGCTAAAAAAATATGTGAATCTGATTCTGTATTAGTAGCTCATTTTGATGAAAAAATATCAAATGCAATAAAGCGACAAAATGTTTTTCAATGGTTTGCTTCATTGTTTAAAAATACAGGGCTTGAAAATGTAGAAGAGTCCAATAGTACAAATTTAAATGGAAATATATTTTCTAAAATAGAGAAATGGTTCCCAGAAATTAAAAGAAATCAAATGTGGCATACCATAACTTCTTCTCTTTTGTGGATTATTTTTTTAGCTTTCTTATCATTATTCCTGATTTTTGCACCATTTGTCGTTGAGAAGGATAAAGTTGCTACTATATTAGGTGTTATAATTGGAATTGGTATATTAGCATTTTTAATCTGGATAACTCAGTGGATATTTGGTTTGATTCCTGTAATACTTAATAGAGCATACATAAATTATATTTTGCAATTAATAATAAATCTCATTCCAATAATAGCTTTGACTGTTGGAACAATAAAGGAAGTAAAGAAGAAAAAACTTTCATAATATCTTCAAATATAAAAAAGCGTGATTCCCCCAGTAGTCACGCTTTCCTTTTGTCTAAAAACGAACATTCCCCTAATTGTTTCGTATCGTTAGCCTTAAAATTTCCTCTTCCCTTTCTCTATAAGTAAATTTACCGTATGAAATTATTAATCAAACTCATACGGTATGACAATCTTTGAACAAATCTTGGCAGGACTGCAACAGAAATTCGCTGGGGTGGACACTGCCACACTCACCCGTATCGCCACAAAGAAGGCAGAGGGTGTAACGGACGAAACGAAGGTGACCTCTATTGTTGAGGGTATCTCATTTCAGGACGTGATGCAAAACTATGGTGATTTCCGTGCAGGACAGGCGCAGACTTCCGCTGTTTCAAACTACGAGAAGAAGCATGGACTGAAAGACGGGAAACCAATCGAGAATCCGAAACCAGAACCACCGAAACCAAATGACCCTCCAAAGCCGCAGGAGACAGACATCGCAAAGATGATTGCCGATGGCATCGCCGCCGGTATCAAGCCGTTTGCCGACAAACTGGCCAAAATGGAGGAACAAGAAGCGCAGGCGCAGCGTAATTCTCAGATTTCAGTAGTGGCGAAGAAGTACGGTATTCCCGAATTTATGCTGAAAGACCGCAACATTCCTGAAAACACGGACTTGGACACTTATTTCAAGGACATGAAGCAGGATATGTCTAACAACGGTTTTCAGTTCTCCAAAGCTCCTGAAACCGCCGAACAGAAGCAGGAGAAGGAAGCGAGCGAGTTCGCCAAAATGATTGAGGCGGACACAAAATCTATTGTCGAACAAAAAAACAAGTAATTTATGTCAGCAGGATTTAAGTACAACATTGAGCCTGAGCCGTCCATCGAGGAACGCTATGACGTTTCTACCGGTATAAGACGTAGAGGCCCTTACAAGCTGGAGACGACCAACCTTGTCGCTGGTTCGTTTCTTCCATCCTTCACTCCGATTGCCGCTGATTTGGTAAAGAAAACCGCTCAGGTGGCCATCCGTGTAGAAGTCTATGAAAAGTTTACCACCGGTTCCAATACCACATTGAAAATCAAGAAAAACTCTTTGGCTTATGTGGGTATGCACATCGGTGACGGTTCCCATGGAGCTACAATCAACGCTATTGACAAGTCAGATAAGGCTTTCGATAAGTTGACATTGGCGGCAGACTTTGGTGCTACAGTGAATGCAGGAACGGTTCTTTTTGAAGCGACAGCAGTAAACGGAAATACTCCAAAGGTGGTTGCTAACTCAGCTTTGTATGAGAGAAAGCAAATTGATGAAGGTCCGGTATTGGTAGCTTTGCTTATGCGTGCATTCGAGATTGAGCCTACTAAGTTGGCTATGCCTTTCCATGCAAAGGATAAAGAAAATTTGCCACATTTCCAGTTTAACGAATAAAGAAAGGAGGGCTAATATATGATGCTAACTATTCATACTCTGTTTAACGACCCCAACATCGTTAACGCCGTTATTCAGCGGGTCCTTCAGACACGTAAGGATACTATCTATTGGCAGCAGTATCTTGACTTCCGTAGAACAACTACCCGCGTGTTCAAGGACTACATTGGACAAGTTACGGGCGTGATGGCCGGTTCTATCAACTCTCGTTATGGCGAGAAACCTATCCGTGAACGACGGAATATCGGCTCAGGATATGGTGAAATCGCTTATCTTGGCGATGCTTACCAAATTTCCATTGACCGCTCGTCTGAGCTTCAGGATTTGATTGACAAGTTCAATGCAGCTAAACCTGCCGACCAGGTAGCAGCCATGCAGGAAATTGTGAACTTCATCTACGACGATTACCGCCAGGTACTTTTAGCAGCGCACAAGCGCATGGATATTATCGTAGGTTCACTTCTGATGACCGGAGAAGCAACAGTCAAGAACAAGGACGACAATGCCGGAGGTATTGATCTGCTTAACATTGAATTGCCATTCAAGTTCATTAAGCCTGATACTGGTGCGAAGACGAACTTCATCACCTATTTGCAGCAGCAGATTAATGCACTGAAAGCGGACTATGGTAATTTCCAGAAGATGATCATGTCTCGTGGAACTTTCGTAAAGAATATCATCGGATCGGCTGAGTTTGGTGACAAGTTCAAGATGCAGCTTACAGGAAATGAGATGTATCTTTCAACCGGGTTGATTACCTCTCAACTGGCTTCCCAAGTGTTCACTGGCATCGGGCTTCCGGCCATTGAAATCAAGGAAGATTACGTAAAAGACCAGACCGGAAAGAACGTACAGATTTACACCGACGACCGTATCACCTTGCTTCCGCAGGATAAGGTAGGTTATATGCGTTTCCACACTCCGTACGAAGCAGTGGACGGCGTACCGGGACGTAACTACACCCAGGCAGACGGTGATATGCTTATTTCCGGTTACAAGGACAAGAACGGCCGTTATCTGGAATACACTGCAGAGTGGATTCCTCAGATTACGAACCCGAACCTGATTGTGAACTTTGATTTGTCAACCATGAACGCATGATAGTAAATGACTACATATCACAGAAGTTTCAGACCTTCGGCATTAACTTGTCGGAGGCTGACCTTTTGGAGATAAGTCTGTCTTCAGGGATAAGCGGAGAGGATGAGATGGGCCCGTCAAACATCGGACTGGTTTCGGTGACTATGGCGAAGTTCATCCCCTCTCTATTGCTACATGCCACTTCCATCAGCGAGAACGGTTTCTCTATGTCCTGGGACATCAAGGGAGTAAAGGAATACTACTCGTTTTTGTGCAAGAAGTACGGCCTTGAAGATACGTTAAGCGATAAACCTAAAGTTAGATTTTTATGATATTCGCGCCCCATACATTACAGGTTAAAGTCACCATTCCGATGGAAACAGACGAGTTTGGCCGACCTATCCCCGGAACCGGCGGAGAAAGCTGGCAGGACGTATGTAAGTGCCGGTGTGACGACAACTCTACCAAAGAGTTTACTTCGGAGAACGGTGAGGTGTTCCGACCGAATTATCACGTAGTCTGTGAGAAGAAAATCTCACTGAGTGCTGGTGATGAAGTCAGATGTATGGACGGTGAGAATATCCGTGGAACTGGCAAAGTTTACATGGTGAAGAATACAAACTATTTTGGTTACTCAGAGATATGGATGTGAAGTTTGATTTTTCGGACGTGGATAGCTTTTTCGAACAAGGTTATGCCGAGGTGAAAGCCGTTGAGGAGAAGGTTGGTAAAGAGGCTGTCGATTACGCTGTAAAGAATGGCAACTATCAGAACCGGACCGGAACACTCCGTAAGTCAAATAAGTATTCAGTTGAGGATGACGGATTGGTGATTAGAAACGATGCTGAGTATGCCTCGCACGTCGAATCTAAAGGCTATGAAGTATCAACTGGTGCGGCTCTATACGCTGAGAAACGATTGAAGGAGGAAATCAAATGAAGTATAGAAAGAAACCAATAGTAATTGAAGCTATTCAGCTTAAACTAGATAACTTCGATGAAGTCTGTGAATTTATGGGTGAAACTCCCGCACTGGAGCATAATCCGGATTTCGGGATAGATGAGCATGGTAACACCAACGAGCCTTATCTAGGTGTGTACATTGAGACCCTTGAAGGTAAGATGCTTGCAAGTTATGGCGATTACATTATTAAAGGTGTAAACGGCGAGTTCTATCCTTGTAAGCCAGACATTTTCGAGAAAACATACGATAAATCTGATGATTTATCATACGCAATGGATTTTGGTGACGCCATTGAAGTTTTAAAGCAAGGAGGTGCAATCCGAAGAAAAGGGTGGAATGGCAAAGGACTGTTCGTTATAAAGCAAGTACCGTCTCATATTGAGAGCGAAATTATTCCGAAGATGCAGTCGCTTCCACAGTCAGCCAAAGACCTTATTCTGAATGGAAAGGGCTTCATTGACTATACAAGCCAGTGCCTTATCTACAATGAGAATACTGGCCGGGCAGACTCGTGGGTGCCATCCATCAGTGATGTATTTGCAGAAGATTGGGAGATTGTACAATGATAGTGACTACCGACATAGCGAACATACTCTACCGTGACTGCCAGCCCTTCGGTATTGAAATCGTTCCCCATGGCAAGAAGCTGACAGGGGCGATAAAGTCCGAAAGGATTGTCATTCACGCCAAGAAGCAACAGCCGGGCACATACTGGAAGAAATCTTTCGTCGAGGTGAACATTTGTGTTCCCGATTTGAAGGAAGGCGAAGCCAATACCATCCGGCTGAACGAACTGGAGAAGCAGGCACAGGGATTGTTTGACGGTGTTACCGGTCGCTATGATGATACCACCTATCATTATTCTATCGAGTCAATTGGAACGGAGGAGGACACTGCTTTAAAGTGTCATTATGTGAATGTAAGAATTTTGTTTGAAGTTTTAAATGTGAAATAATATGGCAGAAGCAAAGAAAGTCACAGCCGCTAATATCAAGAAACTTTGGTATGGCGAAACAAGCGAGATTACCGCAGATTTGACAGGACAAGCCTTGCATACTCTTTTACAGGGGGAGACCTTGAAAGAAGTCAAGAATATTCACCAGGATACCTGGACGCTCGAAGAAGCGGAAGCAAGCCGGACTAATTATAAAAACCAGCTCACGGGACAGACCTATCGAAGCGAAAAGGAAATGGGTGATGTAACTGTCAATTTCACCATTGGAGAATACGATTACCCAACTAAGAAAGACCTCATGGGTGGTGATGTTATCAATACTGACAAAGGATGGAAACGTGCGCGTGGTAAGGTGAATATTGAAAAACTGATTGTTGCCATGACCGATGATGATCAGTATTGCGTCATTCCTCGTGCCGACATCGGTGCCCGAGAAGCAACTACCGATAAGGCTATCGGTCTTCCCGTCAGTGCTGTGGAGTTAGAGCCGAAAAATTCGGCAGTTGCGCCGGAGTATTGGTTCGATTCCGAAGAAGTTAAAGAGGCATGAACTGATGTAAAGGTCGTAGCAACGCCTTCAGATGCAACAGTAAAGCTGGACGGGCAAACGGTCAAGACCAAGAGGGTGAAATCTGGGATATCCGTTTCCTATGAAGTATCAAAGGCAGGCTATACCACACAGTCAGGAAGTATACCTACCTCCCTGTCTGATGCTTTCAAGACCGTTGAGAAGAAAATAACTCTCGCTCAAGAAAGTGGCGGTTAGTTTTCAGGATGTTTAATGGGTGGGGCTTCGGCTTCACCCTTTTTCTTTTAGTTATGAATCAAGGAGCAAAAATTATATCAGAATCTATTATTGGCAGTGACTTTAGAACAGTATTTGTTAATGGGAAAGCATATACTGTTTATCCTCCTACTGTTAACAATTTATCAGGTGCAATCTCTCATTTGTCTGGAGTACAAGAAGCGGACAATCTGAAAGAAGTTCTGTTCTCTTTAGGAGAGAGTAAAGCCTATAGTAAGGCATTATCGTGGTTGATTACAGGTGATGAGAGTTTGAGTGAGGAGTTGGCCAATGGAACATACGAAGAGAACGTGAACGCTTTGGAGGAAGCATTGTCCATGATTGACTCAAAGGTTTTTCTGAAAGCTGTCAGCTTGGCGAAGAACGTAAGTCTGCTGGCAGCGAAACCGAGGTTGTAGGAAATGATACTCTTCTTGGTCAGATAGCATCGTTCATGGAAAATCTGCATCTGTCTTATCGGGAAGTGGTCTATGAGATACCATACAGAAACTTAATATTAATGCAACGTGATAAACTCCACACCATTACCGGAACGAAGGTTACAAAGGTGAAGGGTAAGGATATGGCTTCACGCAGACGAAGAAACAAGAAATAGATATGGCTACACTATATTTTAAAGTCAGTTCAGACTATCAGGAGGTCATCCGTCTGAGACAGGAATGTGAGAAACTGGAAGCACAGCTCAAAAAGATGGACGTAAACAAATCCCCGGCTGCAGCAAAAGCTTTAGAAACGCAACTGGCATCCACCCGTCAGCAAATGATGGGACTGGTGACTGAGGCAGCTAAGGCTGGTGCTGTGATGGAGAATGATTTGAAGAAAAAGCTTAATTCTGCGTCAAAGGCCTCCGATGAGCTGACGGAGGAAATTATCAAACAACGGAAAATCATCCGTGATACGCAGGATGATGTCAGACGGCTGTCTGATGAATATTCAAAGATGGGTAAGTATTCTCCTAATTCAAAAGCTAAATTGGCTGAACTGAATACAGCTAAAGCAGCCTTGAACGAGCAGAGATATTCCCTTGGCGAGTTACAGGACCAGCAGGCTAGAAACAGGCTGGAGGTAAGGAAACTCACGAGGGAGTACAAGGAGTTCGCCCAAGGAACAAACAATGACGATGCGGTTGTAAAATCGCTTACGGATTCCTTGAAGCGTACTGCTGCCGAAATCGGTGGGTTGATGGCGATAAAGAAGTTCGGCTCCGATGTGATTGAAGCAACCGGAAAGATGCAGCAGTTACAGGTTGCCCTTTCGACCATCCTTCAGGACAAGTCAAAGGCGGACCAGCTTATAGCGGAGATCGTCCAGTTTGCTGCAAAGACACCGTTTAATCTCGATGATGTGGCTACTGGGGCGAAACAGCTTCTGGCATACGGCTCTTCCGCCGACAAGGTTGTTGGTGAACTCTCTATGCTTGGCGATGTTGCATCGGGCTTGCAGATTCCTATCGGTCAACTGATTTATCTGTATGGAACATTGCGCACCCAGGGGCGTGCAATGACGGTTGACATTCGCCAGTTCGCCGGCCGTGGTATTCCTATCTACGAGGAACTGGCCAAGGTCTTGGGGGTTACTAAGGACCAGGTAGGAGAGCTCGTAAAAGAAGGTAAGGTCGGGTTTAAGGAAGTCGAACAGGCTTTCAAGAACATGACATCCGAAGGAGGGAAGTTTGCCAACCTTATGGAAAATTCTGCCGGGACGTGGCCACAGAGATTGTCTAATATCCAGGACACACTGTTCCAGAAGATGAACGAGTTCGGAAACAAGTACAAGGAAGTATTCGAGTTCGGCATAGGTACAGCCGAGGATTTGGTCGAGAGCCTTGATGATGTGATTTCTGTAATGGGTGGACTGATTGCAGCTTATGGTGCATATAAGGCCGCATTGATTACGGCGGCCGTAGCGCAGAAGGCAGTCGGATTCGTTGAAAGTATCCGTCTGATAGGAATGTACAGAAAGGAATTGGGACTGGCCACCGCTGCACAACAGGCTTTCAATGTGGCGTCCAAGTCGAACGTCTATGTTGCGCTGTTAGCCGCATTGGTAGGGATTGGAACGGCGGTCTACATGTTCACCAAGAGGACCAATGAAGCCACTACAGCACAGGAGACACTTAATTCGGTGAATAAGAAGGCCGATGAGGAATTTTCCAAACAGGCCGCTACGGTTGACAGGTTATCCGGCGTATTGAAAAGTGAGACGTCATCCCTTGACCAGAAGAAGAAGGCTTTGTCTGATTTGCAGTCTATCATTCCTTCTTACAACGCCAGTCTTAATGAAGAAGGTAAGCTGATAAACAATAACACCGAGTCCATTAAATCCTACTTGGCGCAGCTGGAGAAGCAGATACGGATGAAGGCAGCCCAAGAAGAACTTGAAGAACTGTATCGCAAGAAGCGGACTCAAGAAAAGCGGCAGAAAGTTGCCACGGAGAATTACAATGAGGCAAAATCTTTGTACAATTCATCTGTAACAATGACTGGAAGCGCACTACAGAACAAAGGAGTCAATACAGGTGTGACCGTATTCTCCCAAAATAGTGCAGTAAACAATCAGCTCAAAGATAGTGCGAATAAGGCCCAGAAAGAACTGGATTCCGTAAACAAAGAACTCGGCGAAACGGTTTCCGCTATCATAGAATTGGAAAAAGAGATTGAGAAATCTTCTCTATCCGATAAAAAAGAAGCCCAACAGTCTACAATATCCAAAGAAGTAGAAAATGCCACCAAGCGTATCAAGACACTCAATCAAGAGATTGCTGACCTTCGTAGTGGGAAACTGCAGGCAGAAGATGGTAAGACAGTAGAATCTGCTATAAAGGCAAAGGAAAAAGAGTTACAGAGTGTAGAAAAGACCCTAGAAACACTTACCGGAGTTAGGAATAAGGATGTGTCAAGAGAAAACTCAACAACATCAGCCGGAGGGAAACTGTCAGACTTGGAACGTAAGTTGGCATTAGAACGTGCAAAAGAAGCTGTTGATTTGGAAAATCAGGTTGAGCAAGCACGTATTAATGCTATGGCCGATGGAGGTGAGAAGATACTTGCACAACGTGAGCTGGATAACAAGAAGGAATTACAAGCTATTGACCGGGCCAAAGAAGAGTATATTCAGAAAGAAATTCAAAGACAGAAAGAAATATTCGAGGCAACAGAGGATTTAAAAGCAAAGAAGAATCCTAAATACAAAAAGCGCAGTTTTGATTCTTCCTCTATAAGCGTTGACACCAGTTCATTTGACATCCTGAAAGAAAATACAGACAAACGTCAGGTTCAAGAAGACCTGAATGCACAACGAGAGGCGATGAATGCTTATCTTGCTGAATATGGCACCTATATGCAAAAACGTCAGGCTGTCATTGAACAATACCAAGACAAAATCAATAAGGCTACAACAGAAGGAGAAAAATTATCCTTGGGCAAGCAACGGGATAGTATCTTATCCGGCATTGATGAACAGGCAAATAAGACCACATCTGCCGTGTCTCTGTTGTTTGGAGATATGAAAGATAAGACTCTGAAAGATCTTGAAACAATCAACATGGCCGGACAAAAAGCATTAGAGTTTCTGAAATCCGGCCAATGGGATGAAACTACAGGAAAGTCACTTGGGATAACCAAAGAGAACTTCAATGTTTGGAGTAATGATCCGGAAAAAATTAAAGCCATTTCGGACGCTTTGGTTAATAATCGGGAAGCTGTAGATAACCTCCAGCCTGCTTATAAGAAAGTTGCAGTAGGCATAAGAGAAGCGTTTGATGCCGGAGATGACAGCAAGAAACTAGAAGAAGCTCTTGCGAGAATCAAGGATGGAATGAATGATATTATGCAGGTTGGTTCATTTTTATCTGATACATTCTCCTCTCTTGGTGAAGCATTCGGTTCCGATGCTTTAAAGGGTGTTGCTGATGGGATAAATGTAGCTATGGATGCAGCAAATTCTGCCATGCAAGGAGCACAAGCAGGCGCTATATTCGGCCCAATAGGAGCCGCTGCCGGTGCTGCCATAGGGCTTGTAGGTTCGCTCGCTTCTTCCATTGCAAAGATACATGATGCAAAGAATGAAAAACGCATTCAGGATTTACAAGAGCAGATTGACTTATTGAGCCGTTCTTACGATAAGCTGGGAGAGTCTATAGAAAAGGCATATTCAAAGGATGCTTCTAATTTGATTAATCAGCAAAACAAATTACTAGAACAGCAGAAAGTTCTCATCCAACAGCAAATCAGGGAGGAGCAGGATAAAAAGAAAACTGATAATGAACGCATCAAGGAATGGCAACAGCAGATAGAAGATATCAACGAATTGATAGAAAACAATAAAGAAGCTGCAGTTGATGCAATCTTCGGAGAGGATCTGAAATCAGCTATTGATAACTTCGCATCCGCTTATGCAGAGGCTTGGACAAATGGTGAAAATAAGGCAGAGTCCGCAAAGGAGATGGTAAAGAACATGATGCGCCAGATGGTTACCGAGTCTATAAAAGCAGCCACCCAATCATCCGGTGCTATGGAAAGGATAAGGCAGAAACTGCAAGAGTTTTATGCAGACAATGTTCTTTCTTCTTGGGAACAGGATTATATCTACAACATGGCCGAAGAATTACAGAAAGAACTTGACAAGCAATTTGGATGGGCCGATAGTATTATGAAGGATGATAGCAGCAAACAGCAAAATGCGTCAAGTAAAGGTTTTACCACTATGTCTCAAGAAAGCGCAAACGAACTTAATGGTAGGTTTACTGCTGTTTATGAATCAAATCTCAGAATAGAAGCTACAGAGCAGCAACAGACGGTAGCCATTACTGAATTAAGAGGTTCCATCAGTGTATTGACATCACAAATAACCAAAATGTGTAATATCGCTGATGAAACGCGTACCATATTGGCAAATTCCTATCTGGAGTTACAGCAAATCAGAGAAAATACAGGCGAGATAATTAAACCCATTAAACAGATACAAACAGATATAGCAGAAGTCAAACGTAATACATCAAGATTATGATAGAGGTAAAGGATATTTTAAATAAGGCTATCGGATTGGGTGCATGTTCTCAATCCGGTAAGGCAACAGACTGGAAAAGTTTAGTATGGCTATTCTTTTCACCACAAGGCTGTGAATTTTGCCGTGGTAATAATTACCCATCACTGGAGATGTTTCGCACCATGAAAGGCAATGTAGAGTCATTCGGAGTACATATAGAGGAGGATGTGAAAGCTGTAAACGAAGATAAGGCAATAATCGGTGGTACTGCCCAATTGACTTATCATGGCACAGATAAGGCCTATAAGGTTATTCTTATGCATGGCGGCAATGCATGCATTAAAGTGGGTAATTATGCAGTGGTACGTATTGAGAATATAAGTGGTAATTATGAGATTATTAACGATGGAACAGGAAAGGTATTAATATGAATGGAGATTTGATTATTAACGGAAAAGATGCCTGGACAACATGGGGCGTACGCATGGGAAACGGCTTCCTTGACAGTATTGACGGTTTCAATGAGATGAAAAACTATATCGAGAATGAAAGCCGATTAGAGCATGGGAAACGTGTTATAACGGATAATGCGAAGGTGGCATCACGTGAAATTACTTTGCAATTTACGATTGAAGGAAGCTCGGAAAGCGACTATCGAACAAAAAAGAAATTCTTCCAGAAAGAATTGGAGAAAGGTGCTGTAAATATCAAAGTTCCTACATTAGGGAATGAAGTCTATAAGCTTGTCTTTTTAGGGAAAAGTATTTCCTATGGTTTGAGTCCAGACAGATGTTTCGGAAGAGTTTCGAGTAAATTTTGCGAGCCAAATCCTACAGATAGAAGCGAATAACAAACATTCCTTTTATTGTTTCAAATGGAAGTCTAAATTTTTAGGGCTTCCATTTTCTATTTATGAACTTTGGGGATATGGTAGAAATTAAAGACATATCTGGCAAAGTTCTATTTTCAGTTCTTCCAAATGAGCAGTCGAAATCCGTTGAGGAACTGATGAATTCAGATTATATCCAATTATCATGGATGTCTGATAAAGGGACTCCTATCCCATTATCTGCATATATAGAATGTAATGGAGAAAAGTATACGCTTCATGAGCCTTACACACCAATTCGTCAGGATGAATGTACGTATCAGTATGCGCCACAATTTCAATCACGCATAATGAACTGGAGTAAGCAGATAACCCCCATTTATACGTATGAGGAGGATGGTCGCACAGTAAAATCACGTGATATGGATTGGGATTTTACCGGGAGCCCAGCTGATGCTATGTACATTATTAAGCAGGCCATTAAGAACGAGACAGGCGAAGATTGGACGGTACAGCTATCGGATAGCCTGCCAGCCACAATTACAATTTCTTCTCAGTCATCATCTATCTTTTCGATACTGAATAGTATTGCAAGCGAATGTAAAACGGAATGGTGGGCGGATAAAAAGACTAATACGTTATATCTGTCGAAGTGTATCTTTGGTGAGTCCATTACGCTTGAAGTTGGCAATAATGTACAAGTCCCCTCAGTAGCAACTGACAACGAAGGATATTATACACGCTTTTATGCGTTTGGCTCAACACGTAATATCGTGCAGGGCCCAACACAGAGCGGAGCAGTAGTTAATAACCGCCTAACACTTGACCCTGTAAAATACCCGAATGGATACAAGGATATTCGTGAGGGGTTAAAGCAGAATGAGATATTTGTTAAGGTGCTGTATTTCGATGAAATTTACCCGTCTTCAAAGCTCACAATATCCGATGTACGAGCTAGATTACGTTACAGATTGGACAACGCAGGGCAGAAGATACAGATTGGCGGAACGGAAGAAGAACCCGTATATGAGCAGTACGCAATATGGTACTTCCAGATAGCGGATTTTTCTTTCAATGCCGATATGATAATTGAAGGAAAAAAACTTTCTGTCTCCTTTGGAAGCGGACAGCTTGCCAGTCGTGACTTTGAACTTGCTTATCACGAGAAAACTGAAACGGTAAGCGATGCAAACGATGTGACTCCGTTTGAGGTAAAAGCTGGAGACTACGAGATTATCATTGACGAAACAAGTGGACAGATAATACCAGGAGTTGCTTACATTATTCCACAGAATGGTGATAGTGTTATCCTATACAATATACAAATGCCAGCCGAGTATACGGCCAGCGCACAAGCCGAGTTGGAAAAAGAGCTTGACAAGGCTATGGCATACTACACGGAGGATAATAACAGTTATCAGATTCAGAGTGATCCCACATGGTTTTACACAAACAAAACCGACATTAGCATGGGGCAAGCCGTTACGTTTATCAATGGAACCAAGTCACTTTCTACCCGCGTTCTAATGGTTGAAAAGCGGCTTGATTTGCCGTGCTATCAGACTATCAAGGTCGGCAATAAGGTTATCAAGGGGAATACTCAACAACTCAAAGATGAGGTTGCAAGTGCAAATCAGAATATTGATGTAATACAGGCATTCAACGAATTGTCGGCTTCTCTATCTCAAGCATACGCTAACGCGCAGCGTGAAATGATTGAAGGTTTTGCAGCTATCAAAAACCTATGGACTCTTGAAACTGACGAAAATGGAGAAAAGTATGCTTATACAAAATATAACGTACTTACTCAAGGCGGTGTAACTCAATATAGTGCAGGAAATAGTAAAGTACCGTCTGTTTTTGACGGGCTTCCTTTGGACAATCAAACGATTTGGAAGAATCCCACAACTGGTAAGATTGAAGTTATTGCTGGTGCAGGAAGTTCCTTCGATGAAAATGCCATGTGGTCTGCACTTTCCGGATCTTCGGACAACCAGATCAACAAGTCGCATCTTACTAACGCACTGGCCGGATATGCTACCGAAAGTTGGGTGGCTAGCAAGAACTATGCAACTACTGAGGCTTTAAATGCTGTGTCTAATAAGCTGAATGACTTCTTGGAAGGTTCTGATGCTGATACAATCATAAACAAATGGAAGGAACTGGAAGCGTTTTTGTCCGGAATGGCAGAAACGGATAATCTAGCAGAGATCCTAGAAACAAAGGCCGACAAAAAATATGTAGATAGCACCTTTGTTACGTTGGCAACCAAGCAAACGATCACAGGGGAAAAGACATTTTCCTCTGTGCTGAATACAGCCGCTATCAAGGCATCCGGAGCTATTACAGCACCTTCGCTGGCAGCATCGGACTGGGTTACTATTGCCGGAATTAAGCTGAGAAAATTGGAGGATGGTGCGCTAATGCTGGAAGGAAATCTGGCATTAACAGGGGCTTTGACTATGTACGCTAGCAATGGGCAAAGTTTTGATACAATTTATGACGGACTGCCAATAGACAATGATACTATATACTGGCAAGAAGTTGACGGATCAAGAGTTTTGAAAGCAAGAGAGGGTAGCGGATCATCCTTCGATAAGTCTGCTATGTGGACAGCTTTAGCCGGATCTACCACGGAACAGATCAACAAGTCGCACCTTACTACTGCTTTGACAGGTTACGCAACCGAAAGCTGGGTGTCAGGAAAAAACTATGCTGTTAAAGCTACAACATTAGCTGGCTATGGTATCACAGATGCACCTACTAAAACGGGTAGTGGTGCTAGTGGTACATGGGGCATAGGAATAACAGGAAATGCAGCTACGGCAAGTAAATGGGCAACAGCTAGAACTATAACGCTAGGTTCGTATTTATCCGGATCTGTAAGTTTAGACGGATCTGTAAATGTAACTCTAAATGCAAATGTTCTAGGTCTTACTTCTCAAGGTAATAAAACTGCAATATCCGGAACTACAATGCCAGCCGCAGGAGTTAGATTGTACCAAGTGTATAATAATGGTTATCCAGTATCGTTTGGTAACTTATTAAGTGTAAAAGGAGGCGGATGCGGTGAATTACTTTTAGCTTGGAAGAATACAAACAGAATATATTATAGAAGCAGGTCAGATGTACATACAGAAACATGGCAATCGTGGTCAACAGTTGCATTTCTTACAGACAATGTGGCTTCTGCCACAAAACTTCAAACCGCAAGAACTCTATGGGGGCAAAACTTCAACGGTACTCAAAACGTAAGTGGAGATATGAGCAATGTAGGTAATATTAATACTAATTATGCTTATGTGAATGCTAAAACATTCGCATATAATCCAGCAGACGCTCACGATGAGGGTTATCCTTGGTATGGATTTACATACGGAGGAGATAGTAAAATTCATATTTCAGGATATGGAGGTATATTATTTTACACTTCAGCAGGTAATGTTTTAACATTGGCATCTGACGCAAGAGTTTATGCAAATTCTTATGTTTCGAATGATTGGTTTAGATCTGAAGGAGATTCAGGTTGGTATAGTATTAGAGGTGGTGGTGGATGGTATATGTCTGATACTTATTTCATAAGAAGTTACGGTGAAAAATCAGTTTATCTCGGTAACGGTTCTTATAGAAATGGTGGTGGTGGATATGCTGCAAATAACATAAATAATACTTCTGAGGTTTATAGTTGTAGGTTTATGTCGGAAGGTATTGCCGGTATTCCTGCTGGAAATATACGAAATATATTGGGATGGTATGATTCAGCAGCCAGTGGATGGCAAACATCTTATATCATTGGTAGTAAAAGAGAGGTTGGGAATAACTGGGGAGAACTTATGTTAGGAGTTTATCAGTATGAGGGCGCTAAGAGATCAGTAGCCGTATATATGGGGCTAGATGGTGCTGGCGGTAGAGTTTATATCGAAGGTAATTTGCTTGTAACAGGGGGCGGTACATTCTACGGATCAGATATTCGCTACAAATCAATCATGCAGCAGGTCAACTTGTCTCTGTTGGATATAGCAGAGGCACCTTCCTTTGTTTATCACTGGAACAGGGAAGGAATGAAATGCGATAGACTGAACTTGGGAGGATCAGCACAATATACTCAGTCTGTCCTTCCGTGGGCAGTGGAAGAAAAGGATAATTTCTTGAGCATGGACTACGCAACAGTAGCATATACGTTTGCTGTACACACGGCTAGACATTTGATGAACTATGAAACAAGAACCGATAAGAAAA